GAAAGCACAGCTAGAAAAATGAATCACATGTTCCATTGTGAAGATTTTGGTGTGCAACAGATAGCGGGAGGTGATCGTGGGCGAAGCTAGATTGCGGGCAAAAGAAATTGCTGAAATCAAACGGTGGGGCGGACGGCTGATTGACACCCCAGAGAAATCAAAGCCAGTGATGTTTAGAGCAGGCGATGATGTATGGATGATTGCTGACGCGGAGTTTGGCGCTGAACTTGCTCAAGCACATGCTTTAGAACATCCCATTGAAGTGCAGGCAGCCATGGCACGCTTGGCATTGATTGCTGAACGGTCTGGCATGAAGGAACGTGAATGTCAGCAGTGGTTCATGTTGCAACTCAAAATTTATGCTGACAACAAACTGTCAAAACCCATGCCTAAACCCATTGTGTTTGCGCAGTCGCATAAGTAATCAATATGAGCACGGAATCAAATCAAAAAAAAGTCAACGCCAAAACGGGTCGGCCCAAGGTGTCAAGCCGTGGAGGCGTGAGAGTCAACGCTGGTAGACCCAAAGGTTCGGTGGCCAAGGTCACCATTAGTTCATTGCTGGATGCCATTGAACTGCAAGGCGGCCAAAGCTACACAGACCTACTCACACAAGACTTCCTGGCTGCTCGTCGCGGTAACGATTCTGGACTCACTGCCAAGTACCATAATCTAATCTTGAACAAGGTAATGGCCACAATGAACGCAGTAGAGGTCACCAGTTCAGCGGATGAAGTTGATGCCAAAACAGCTGCCTTTACAGCTGCCTTGGCCAAGATAACTGAAATTGCTACCACAACTAAATAACATTATGCCGTTAACAAAATCAACATCCAAGAAGGCCTTCAAGGAAAACATCAGCAAGGAAGTTGCCGCAGGAAAGCCTGTGAAGCAAGCAGTTGCGATTGCGTATTCAACCAAGCGTGAAGCGGCTGCTAAAAAGACTTCGAAGTCAAAAGGAAAAACAAAATGATGAGACCCAACTCAAAAACACAAATGGATACCGGACTGGGCTTTGATGGTGCTGGTCGAGAGTCAACAGGCTCGGTACGTGGTGGCTTGCATGTGAACAAGTTTACAGGCTACATGAACGATGGACGCTTGGTCAACCGAGGCCGTGGACCCACAGTTGGCAATCATGGCTGTGAGAATCCCTCACGTGCAGGAGCCAGTGTCTCTGTAACAAAAGATCCCTACAACTGCCCACCAACTAGCAGCCTGCCCAAGGTGCCTGCTCAAGGTTCAGTGCGTGACAACATCAATCGTGGAGCACAAGTGCGTGGCTCTGGAATGACTGCAGTGAAGAAGCCAAGCAATCCTGATTCCATACGCATTGGTCAAGGCGGTGGCACAAGTTATGGTGCAGTCACAAAAGGTAGCCGTCCAGTAGCCCCAGGCTCAACCAATGGCATCAACTACGGCCCCAAGAGCCAATATTAAGGTCTAGATCATGAGCGTACCATTCTCCCCAGTCGGACCGAGTATCATTGCTGCCTATGCAGATGATTCAACTGACACCGCCATAACTATCACACCAGGATCAGCAGGCTTGCCCAATGTGCTTTACTGTGTGAACGTGGACACAGCCAATGTGGTTGTGGTCAACACTTCATTCAACGCACTGGACACCAATGCCAGTATCCCAACATCAGGTGCCAACGGCGTTGGTGTTGTGATTGGCCCGAGCAGCACAGCAATGATTAGACTACCACAAGTGCCTTATGTTCAGGGCAACCTTTATGTTTCAGTAGCAGGCGATTCAGCAACTGGCAACGTATTCATCACACCAGGAGTGTTATAATGAGAATTTCAACCAAAAACATGCAAGCCAAGAGCATCAATCAGTCACGTGGACCCACAACAGGCAACCACAACACAGGAAGCAAACGTGCAGACGCCATGAGCGAGAAGGCCCGGACAGGATCAGAAAAATCAGCACTGGCCACAATGGTCACTGACGCTGTGGCCCGTCGTGGTGAACTCATGCGTGGTGTAAGAGATCCAGCAGTGGAACCCTTACATGACAAGACCAATGTTGGCCGTGGACCCACAAAAGGCAACGCTGCCCGACAACAGAAATCAGGTGCTGCTAGAAAAGGCGCACTAGGCGCTAGTTCAGGCTACTGATCAACCCCCACTAGAGCAGGAAGGTCCTGTTCTAGTTCAAGATTTGTTTTGACAAGGAAAAGACATGAACAAACGACCCGCACCCGCCCCCGTAGAAAACATCTGGGATGACGCTGTAGAACCTGCAGTGCCAGTTGAGCCTGAAGCCAAGACCCCAAAACTAAAAAAGCCAGCAGCACCTCCAGTTGAACGAGAGTTTGATCTGGAAGGTCTCATGACTGACTTTCCCACTGCTAAAGACTTGGAACGCTTTGTGTACGATGAAACAGGCATTGTGCTGAACCTTAAAGGTCGTGCCAACAAGCTGAAGTATCAAGTGGCCATGGACACACTTAATGGTGTGAACGTGGAAGAGAAGTTTATTGGCAAGGACAATCCTTACCTGGACAAAACTGATCTTGTACCGGAAGATCCACTCAAGACCTTGCCACCCCGTGATCCCGCCATTCCAGGTCGTAGCGAAATACAAAATGAATTTTTCACTGCGTTTGTGCCACACTCGGATAGTGAGTATCATGCCCAAGGTCGCAAGATGCATTGCACGTTCAAGAAATACAAGAACGGCATGATCACCTACGAAGTGATTGGTCCCATTGAACCACGACCCTATGGTGAAAAGATTGACAAATGGGGCAAGGTTCGTCCCGAGATTATCCGGTGGGTAGATCCGCGCACAGGTGAGCAGATTGTGCAGCGCCCAGATGGCTCATTCACTCCCATTGGTCGTAGACTCCGGGCCATGATGCAGACTTTTAAATACAACACAAGCAATCAATGGGTGCGTTATATCGACAGAGACTTCATTAGCCTGGACCACAAGGCCGCTATCAATCCCTGGGATTTGTCAGACTAATGTACTGCAATGGACAACGCCGAGCCCCTTGTGGGCAGGCAAGACTGTATCAAAGTCAATACGACAATGCCAAATACTGTGCAAAAGAACGTGGCATTGATTGGCAGTTCACTTACGATACCTGGACAGCCTGGTGGGGTGAGGATATTACTTGTCGTGGACCGCGTCGCGATCAACTTGTGATGGCTCGCAATAAAGATACTGGTCCATATCATCCGGACAATGTGCATAAAAAATCCGCCAGTGAAAACTGTAGAGAAGGACAGTTAGGCAAGCCAAAATCTGTGTCACAGATTGAAAAATACAAACAGTCTGACTGGGCACGTCGTGGACAAAAGGAAGTAGCATGAATAATCCCACCATAAGAGATGGCATGATACATGCGGCTGTGGAAACACGGCGTGTGGATG